GAACAACTCGCACGAAAGGTGCTCGCAAAATGAAACGCCAACCAGTAAACAAGAAGGCTAGCGCCAGAGCCTTCAATCACAACACAAACACCGTCAAGGCAGCAAACATCAACCGCGCTCCGATGCGAGGCGGTATCAGGTTGTAAAACATGCCCTGCTATCACCCGATCACGGGATACAGGGCAGAAAACGGAAGTGTGGTATTTAGTGAACTACGACGACACGGCACAACACAAGAAATTACGGTCAAATGTGGACAATGTATCGGGTGTAAACTCGAAAACAGCCGCATATGGGCGATGCGTGCGGTACACGAAGCCAAACTCTATAAACGAAACTGCTTCATTACACTTACGTATGATGAAGAAAACCTACCACACCGAGGACAATTAACATACCAGCACTTCAGCGACTTCATGAAACGCTTGAGAAAAAAGTATGGCGACAACATAAGGTTCTACATGTGCGGTGAATACGGCACGTTAAACGGAAGGCCACATTACCATGCGATCATATTCAATCACGATTGGGAAGACAAAGTTCACTTCAAAAAAACCGAGTCTGGAGAATCTATATGCACAAGCAAACGGCTGGAAGAACTCTGGCCATACGGCCACTCATCGACTGGTGAAGCGACCTTTGAAAGTGCAGCTTACATCGCAAGATATTGCGTAAGCAAAATCACAGGTGAAGAAGCGGAAGAACACTACAAACGATTCGACTACCTAGGAGAATACCAACTCACACCGGAATTCAACCAAATGAGCAGAAAACCCGGACTCGGGGCAGACTGGCTCAGATTCTACAAAGAAGACGTATTCGCACACGACATAGTCATCATCAACGGAAAGGAAACAAACGTACCGAAATTCTACGACAAACTACTTAAGAAACAAAATCCCGAACGGTTACAAGACCTGAAGGACGCGCGAGAATGGAACGGATACCAACAACGCGCAGACAACACACCAGAACGACTACTGGTAAAAGAAATGGTCACAAAAGCCAAAATTCAACAACTCGAACGAGGAAAAATATGATCGACCACTTCATCGAATCATATTTCCCAACGTACCAACGAAAAAGGAACAAAATGAAACTACTCATATCACTGTACGACAGAGCTACAGAAGCATACGCGCCAATCATGACTGTACACACCAAAAACGAAGCATTACGGAGCTTCCGTGAAGCGGTCAACGACCCAAACACACCGATTTACAAGAACCCAACAGACTATGAACTGTACGTAATCGGCACCTTCGACGACGAACACGGAAAAATTGAAGGAAACCTCGAATTGCTCGCAAGAGCAGAAGACCATAAGGAGTAAGAAACATGATGATGCACAAAAACGCTAGCGTGGACCCTCACAACTTTGCAATGGTTCCACGTGCAGACATCCCACGAAGTAAATTCAACATACAAAGCGCGCTGAAAACCACGTTCGACGCCGCATGGCTTGTCCCGATCTACGTCGACGAAGTATTACCAGGGGATGCGTTCAACCTGCGCATGACAGCATTCTGTCGCCTGGCAACACCGACAACGCCAGTAATGGACAACCTTCACATGGACACATTTTGGTTCTTCGTACCGAACCGACTCGTGTGGAACAACTGGCAAAAATTCCAAGGTGAACAAACCAACCCGGGAGACTCGATCAGCTATGTCATACCGCAACAAGTCAGCCCAGTCGGGGGATACCTCAAACTCACGTTGCAAGACTATATGGGTTTGCCTACGGTCGGCCAGGTCACCGGGGGGCTTACAGTGTCACACAGTGCACTGCCCCTTCGGGCCTACAACCTCATCTACAACGAATGGTTCAGGGACGAAAACCTCCAAAACAGTGTCACAGTTGACAAAGGCGACGGACCGGACACCGTAACAAACTACACACTGAAAAAACGCGGAAAACGACACGACTACTTCACCAGCGCGTTACCGTGGCCACAAAAAGGCGCCAGCGTCAGCCTACCACTGGGAACAAGGGCACCCATATCAGGATTGGGCATCGTACCAGCACAAACTTTCCCAACAGCAGGAAGCACACTTAAAGACGCAACAACAAGCGCAGCAGGAGTTATATACCCACAAAGCTTCACAGTACCAGCTAACGGAATCCTGATGCGAGGAACAGCAGCAGGAGCGGGAGGCATACCGGACGTGTATGCAGACCTAAGCGCAGCAACAGCAGCAACAATTAATCAACTCAGGCAATCATTTCAGATACAGAAACTATTGGAAAGGGATGCACGCGGTGGAACACGATATACAGAAATCCTACAAGCACACTGGGGAGTTACGTCACCAGACGCACGCTTGCAAAGGCCCGAATACCTCGGTGGTGGAAGCACTCTGGTCAATATCAACCCAATTGCACAAACTGGACCCACAGGAACAACGGGAGCTAGTACGCCGCTTGGCAATCTGGCAGCAATGGGAACAATACTTAAACAATCAGATGGCTTTAACCAAGCATTCACAGAACACGGACATATCATTGGACTGGCAAACATCCGAGCAGATATTAGCTATCAACAAGGCCTTAGAAGGATGTGGAGTAGAAGCACCCGCTACGACTTCTACATGCCAGTATTCGCGATGCTTGGTGAGCAATCAGTGCTCAATAAAGAAATTTACGTCACCGGAAACACAACACAAGACAACAACGTGTTCGGATACCAAGAACGGTGGGCAGAATACAGATACCGGCCCTCACTGTTAACAGGGTATTTCAGAAGCACAACAACACCAACAATCGATTACTGGCACTACGCACAGAAATTCACAGCACTACCAACACTGAATGACGCCTTCATCACAGACGGAAGCCAAGAAGTAGTGAGCAGAAGCACAGCGGTGGGAGCAAGCGCAGACGGACAACAATTCCTGATGGACGCATTCTTCAACCTGAAAGCCGCACGACTGTTACCAATGTACAGCGTACCCGGACTAATAGACCACTTCTAATCATGGGACTATTCAGCGGAATCGGCGGCTTCTTCGGAGGACCACTAGGGGGACTACTCGGGGGGATAGGAGACGACCTGCTAGGACGAGATGACGCAGAAAACGCCGCACAACAACAACTGACAAACGCTAGAACGCTACGACAAACAGCGTACCAAGACACAACAGCAGACCTAAAAGCCTCTGGACTCAATCCAATGCTAGCCTACAGCAACGGAGCAACCAGTGCATCAATGCCAACCCTTAACAACAAAGGAACAGCAGCAGCAACACAAAACAGCGCCCATGCAACAATGGAAAACCTGAAGGCGGACACAGCTAACAAAGACGCAAGCAAAGATTTGCTAGAAGCACAAGCCGCCGAAGTGCGTTCAAGGATACCAATGAACACAAACAGTGCTGTAAACACGGAGCAACAAACCAAAAACCTACAAGTGCAGGCCGACAAAATGAGGGAAGAAATTACCCTCGTAATGAGACAAGGCCTAAACGAAATAGACAGAGGCAACCTGCTACGAGCACAAGAACGACTAGCCGAAATGGAACAAAGGCTAAAAGAAAACACAATGACACTACAAGATGCACAAGTAGAGTATCAAAACGTCATAACCTACCTAAAAGGACTAGAAGGCTCGGAAGGAGAAGCACGAAGCGACTACTGGAAATCGGAAATGGGAAAAAAACAACCATACGCCGAAGGGGCAGAACGATACGGAGACGCAGCAGGAAGCGTCATCGGAGGCGTACTGAAAAAAGTAATACCACAGCGCGGACCTAACAACGCCGCAAGAAAATACGACACATATCCAGACGGGTCAAAATGGCCTGCAGAAAAAAGGAAATAATCATGATAGACCAAGAAACAGGTGAAGTAATCACGCCATTCATCAGAACACCGTATAACTACAATACGGACGCAATCAGCGATAAAACTGGACTGGACTGCGGCCCAGAAACAAAGACACAACAACAATTCAAGGATGAAGTAGACATCAACACAATTGTGGAAAGATTCGGCGTGACAGGAGAAACACCGCCTACAATCAACTTCCCAACAGAACAAGACTTCACAGAGACGTTCGACTTCCAATCTGCAATGAATATCACAGTAGCAGCAAGGGAAGAATTTATGAAAATGCCAGCAAAAGCTCGCGCACGATTCATGAACGACCCACAAAAGTTCATGGAATTTATACACGACAACGACAACGCAGAAGAAGCGGTGAAACTAGGACTGGCAATAAAGAGAGAAAAACCGGAGGTAAAACCACCGGAAAAAGAAAAAGAAAAAGAAAAAGACTGACACAAAGGGGTGTCAGTGGGACCAGTTACATCAAGTAGAAAACTGGTCCTCCTAGGGAAACCCTAGGGAAATATACCCATTTAAAACCGCCTTCGGGCGGTTTTTACATGGGCCTGACGAAAGTCAGTTACGCCGGGTACCCCGGCTAGATGGAGCTCCGCCCCATACCCTGGAAGACAGAAGACTGTCTAACAAATAAAAACGATATAACAATCTAGAAAAATAAAACAATAAAATAGTAGAAATAAACAAAAATACAAATACAATACCAACGTGGAATAACCCACTAACGCGATAGACATCGCAAGAAAGGACAAAATGGCAATACAAGCAGAAGACAAAACGACCAAAGACATCTTTGGCGATGAAGAAAAAATGCTCCTATCGGAAGCATTAAAGACCCACGCCGAAAAGGTGGGAAGGAAAGCCAGTGCAGACGCACCGGCAACAATCAAACAACTCTGGCAAGCAGAGCTCATCAAAATCGAACAACTCGCACGAAAGGTACTCGCAAAATGAAACGCCAACCAGTAAACAAGAAGGCTAGCGCCAGAGCCTTCAATCACAACACAAACACCGTCAAGGCAGCAAACATCAACCGCGCTCC